GCATCGCCCATCTTGGCGTTCTCCCATCTAGCAATTCGCAGGGCAAATCTTTTAAGTCACCCTCTATGTGTTCATCAGTAAGCCCCATCGTCCGAAGCATATCCTTCAAGACGCCAGCAAACTTTACCCTAGTATAACCGAAATTTTGCACCAAGTAGTCCGCCGCATAGGTTTTGCCAGACCCCATCAATCCACAAAATGCTACTAATCTCATTCTTCAAGTAACCTTATCTTAATTTCAGCTATGTTGTTTCGGACGTATTTGAGTTTATCCATAGCCTTACGTCTATCGTCAGCCATGTTGTCGCGCTCATAGCTGTCTGAATAGTTGACCATTTGCCATTCTATATCTCTCACACGAGACGAAATACTTTCTGCCTCGTGTTCTAATTCAATAAGCCTCCGCTTCAATCCCAACCGCTTATCTTCCAACTTCAACTCCTGTCTATGGGCTTATATAAAGTCCAGTCAGAACAAGCCTGCCCGTCACAAACTTCGCACTTCCATGTGCCATCCTCTGTAGCGTAGGAATTTCCACATGTTCTTACAGTCATCTCTTCTGGCATAGCGCCACCCCAGCAAGCGTCTCGTTTGAAGCAACCACGACAACGCCAATCTGTTTCGTCAACAGAAATTTTCTCAGCTTTATTTGAAATAACTCTTTCGACTTTGGCTGTTAGAAAGGCGTATCTGAAATCGTCGAAGTCTACAAACTCGTGGTGATAAAGGCTGTTGTTCTTATTGTAAGCAACCAACACAAACCGTTGGATGCCAGACAGACCCATCATAAATTGCATCTGGTCGTAATACTGAGGGTGGCTAGACTTGACACCTTTCTTCACAAACTCTTTGTGCTTGGCATCGTTCATGGATTTGATTTCCAAGCCGACTGTCTTGCCGTCTATCTCAAGCAACCCGTCAGCATTACCCATGACCAAGCCGCCGTAACCCTCGAACCTCCACTGCTTGCCAGACATAGGGTCTGTTTCCATAACATGCAGGCCAGCTTCGCGCATATCCTTAACCACAGAGTATTCAATCCTGTGGCCGTCTCGGAATATCCGTGCCAGCTTTGGGTCTGGTGGTGTGTCTGGGTATCCGCGAAATGCGAAGGCGATAGCCGCATCACAGGCTTGGCCTATGCCAGACGCACCTATATATGCTCGTGGTTTGTCTTGCTTTCTCTTGGAGAAGGCCGCATCAATTAGCGCAGTGATGTCAGTCATGTTTATTCCAGATAAAAAAAGAGGGGCGCTCTTCCGAAACGCCCCTCTAGGTTACGCCTAAAAAGGGATATCGTCGTCCATGTCTGTTGACGTAGACGATGTAGCCTCGTTAGGCGTGGCTGAAGCGGTAGGGGAGGAAGCTGTGCTACCTACTTCAGCAGGGTCGAAATAGCCTTTGACAGCCGAGCCAGTTCTTTCTTCACCGTCCTTCATGTAAGTGTCGGAGACCACTCTTACACCGACAGTAAGTCCAGCGAGGCTAGAGACAGGCGCATCATTGGCAAAAGGGTGGTTTGGATTTGCGTGACCAGCATAGGTAAGCATGGTCTTCAATTCCTCACGACCAATCCGCGTGGCCTTTTCAGAACTAGGCACATAGACGTTAATCCAATTACGGATTTGCCCGTTGCCATTAACTTCCTCGAACTGAAAGGCAATCATCCCACCACCAGCGCGAGACTTCTGTGCTTCTGCCTTTTTGATTACGCAAACGTGACGTCCGGGACTTAGTGCGCCGCCAGATTGTATGGTCACATTTTCCAGATTTAAGTTATCGAATGAAAAACTCATTTTAGTCTCCTGATTGTGAATTGCGCCAGTTCTCGTAGTCCTCGTCAGACATATCCATACGCTTGAATAGGTCTACGATGTTCCCCGTTTTCTCTACTGGTGCGAGACGGCGCTTTTCATCTCGAACCTTTCCTTTCCAACCGCGAACTTCCTCGGTTGCAAGAAACCTCACAACCTTCTGGCCGTCCTGTTGATTGCCAGATGTTCTGCGAATACCACAGAACACGCAGTCAAAAATTCCGGGAAGCTGTTGCATGGAAGCCTTGCCATCTATCATTGGCCAGTATTCCACATTACCGTTATCGTCCTGACTTTCCTTTGCCAGCGCGGTAACGAGATAGTGCATAGGCATATCTCGGATGGCCTTACATGCGCCTATAAGTTGCGACGCATGGTTAGACCAACTCTCAAAATTATTGACAGGCTTGCCTTTTTTCTTAGCCTCTTCCTCCGCCAGCTTTTCAGCGTGCTTTAGGGAGTGGTTAGAAAGCTCGGTGAGGCTGTCTATGCCTACCCATTTATAGTTTCGATTAGCGAACTCATCTGACTTCATCCACTTAAAGATATCTACGAATGAGTAGCTACCCTTGTCGGGGTCAGTCTTACCGCCCCAGCTTGTGAATGGCAGGTAATCAATACCAGCAGACCTGATACTGGACAGGCCGCTTTCACCGCTAATAATAAAACCGTCACCATAGTATTCCTGATAGTAGGCGAACTGTGTGGTCTTGCCCCAGCCGTGGTGGCCGTATAGCAAGCACTTCCGATAAGAAGTGGTGTGGTCTTTCGTAGACAATGGCTTGAACATCTCAATCCTCCAGCACTTCGACCAAAGCAGGTCCGGGTTTTCGTGTGAGTGCAGGGAGAAGCTCACGTTTTTGTGTGTCGTCAAGCCCCTGAAATTTCCGCTTGTCTACCGAAAATCTTTTTTTGACGTGGGCTGGTAGCTCTTGTGCGCCATCGAAGATGCTGTCTAGTAAGTCAGCGTCCCATGTCCAGCGCTCTGCACGCTTGACTATGACTGTGAGCTTATTGCCAACTCTCATTTCTTGCTGGCCTGCCTCTTCTGGGAACTCAGAAAGTATCTCATCTTTAAGAACGTCCATCCGTGCGGATAGCTTCTCAACTTTGAGAGACAACTCTTTGTATTCCTTACAGGCTTCAACAATGGCTTCAGAAGCAGTCGAAGACATATTGCCTGTGTTCCAAGAACTCATATCGGTCTCCTTAACATTAAGTTACAGGCAGAAAGTACAACTCAAAGAAGGCTGTGACAAGTCTGTGACATCCAAATGTGTGTCACTAATAAGACAGGATATGTTGCAGATGTGTAACACTCTGCGTAAAAGTCAGAATGAAAGGAGAGTTTCGATGCTTAAATTCAATGCCGTCAGGCTCGTCGAAGACTGTGGTGGGGTCAGAGAATTTGCCGCCAGCATGGGGAAAACAAGAACTGCCCCATACCGAATGATGAGGACAGGCTACACAGGTACTAACACCTTGGCTCTAGTCCTCGAAAAATACCCACACTTGAACATTAACGATTACTTTGAGGACACACATGACAACCAACAAACAGGAACTTGATAGCTGGTTTAACGAGCTATACAACAGTGCTATGGAGGCTGTAGGCAGGGGGTGGAATCTCATACCCATATCCATAGCCAGCAAAAAACCTCTAGTTGAATGGAAGAAATACCAGACTGAGCTAATCACTTTGGAGACTGTGGATGATTGGTTTGAGAATGGTGTGCCTACTGAGTATGGGCAGAGAGTAAAGCCCTTTAATCTTGCTCTAGTTACTGGCTCGATAAGTGGTGTTGTAGTAGTAGACTGCGACAACGAAGAGGCAACTCTTTACGCCATGAACCACAACATAAAGTCGCCGTTCTCTGTCAAAACAACCAGAGGTAGGCACTATTATTTTGCACACCCACGCAACGGCCAGCGCTTTGGAAACAAGGTGGGTAACAATTCACATGATTGGCCAAAGCAAGACGGGTTGGATTTTCGTGGTGATGGCGGATACGTCTTGATGCCGCCGTCTATGAAATACAAAGACGGCGAGATTGTCCACAAGTATGAGTGGGAGATAGGCGTCGGTCTAGGGTTGGACGACCTTGAAGACTTTGAGTGGGTTGGTAGCCCAACTGAAGTAGAAGCCCCTGTCGAGGGTGAGTTCAGCTTCGGCTCTCTCAATCTCAGTGGTGTGAGCATAGTCGGTTCTGAAGATGGCGCACCAATCTATGAGCAGACCAAGATGCGTGTCGCCCATCTCGGAAGAAAGCTGAGACAGGGAGACGGAACAGACCTACTGATGGTTCGCTTTTGTGGACAGAAAGTAAGGCAGGGTCTTTCCGATGATGACTTAGCGAAGGCTGTTCTTGAGTTTCACGAAGAGTTTTTCGATAGCTCCGCCTATACACCGCAAGAAACAAAGAACTGGCTAGAGCAGAAGGTTCGTTCTGCTAGGTATATGGACAGGCGGAACTACCCGAATGACTATGACGACGACGGCAATCGCATCATAGAAAAAGAAGAGGTGAGGGAGGAGCGTCTCGGTAGACTGCGCCCTGTGCTTGGTTCAGATGTGGACAGGTTGCTGGACACTCTGGGCGAAACAGAATACTGGGCAGACCCCCTTATCCCAGCCGCCACAATTACGCAGGTGGTGGGGTACAACGGACATGGCAAGTCTTTTTTCCTTAATGCTCTATTGACTTCGATGGCGGCAGGCAAACAAGACTTTGGACCATACCATACAGGCAAGCGTCCGCGCATATTCTATTTAGATTATGACAATCCGAGCCGCACTGTTCTGCTACGTTTCCGTAACTTTATGAGTATGTTTGGTGATTGCGGT